ACCTTCGCTGATATCATCTGTATCTAATACAACATCATTAGTTTGTGTGTTAACACTCCAAACAGCGGCTTGTGTACTAAAAACGCCTGTTCCAGCATTATAGTCAATATTTGCACCAGAACTTACTGCGTTACGAGCGCGAGCTGTTGTGAAATATAAATTAGTAGCACCTTCAGTAACTTTATCTGTGTCCGGTGTATTAAATGTAAAAGCACCTGTTGATGAATTATAACCTAAAAGTGCGTTGTCATCAGAAGCCAAGCTTACAGCATTGCGTACACGAGTGTCTGTGTAATACAGGTTAGTTGTACCTTCTAAGATACCATCACTTAGTGGATGATTGTATGACAATATACCAGTTGCGCCATCATAATCTAGTACACTAGTGTTGTCGCTTTGTAAAGTAATTGCACTACGAACACGAACGTCTGTGTAATACAAGTTTAATGAACCTTCAGTTACATCATCTGTACTGTAGATCATCTGTGCATTGATTTGGGCATCAACATAATTCTTGTTTGCCGCATGTGTTGAGCTTGTTGGATCAGCATGCAGAGATAAGAAACCAGTTAATGTGTCACCGGCTCTGGTGACTTTGGTTGCGATGGAGTTGGCAATTGTTACTGAAAACTGTTCATCGTCGTTAATTGCTGTGGCCAATTCAGATAGTGTATCTAATAGACCAGGAGCAGAATTGATTAAATCGCTAACAGCACTAGTTACGAAACTAGTAGAAGCGACTTGTGTAGTATTGGCACCCGTGGACGCTTTTGGCGCTGTTGGGGTACCGCGTAGGTCAACTGAATCGATAATCGAACTTGACCGTGCTTTAATTAAAGGCATTTTATTTTTTTCCCTTGTGTAGACTTCTAGTGAAGCCTTATTGACATTTTAAGTATGGTGTCAGACCAACATAGAGAATAATCAAATAACTAACAGCCAGAAGTTGTTCGTTATATTAACGCTTCCGTTGCTAGCAGTAACAGCAATTTGATATCGACTAGGACTGCTGTTATTAGGAGCAGTTCCTACAATGTGTCCATTGCTGATGGATAACCATCCAATTGCGGATTCACCTGCATAAGCAGGATCAATTGTGATACTTGTAGCATTATTTACTCCAAGTGTGAAATTAATGGTGTCTCCGGCTGAAAAAGTTCCAATATAGGAATTTGAATTCGTCCAATAAGGCGTAGACATGCCATAGCTTATAAGTTTCGGAAATAAAAATTCATTCCCGCTGGTATCTACCAGTGTCAAATCTTGCGGGGTATTCCAGAAGGCTCCAACGACTTGACTTGTTTCTATCATGAGTTGCATGGTAGAAACAGATGGATAATCAATGCGTGTGATTTCTTGATTACCAATTCTAGCACCAGTACCATATGTAATGTCTGTTGCCACAATAGAAATTGTTGTATACTGACCAATAGTGCTGTAGCTTACGCCAGTAACCCTAGGTCTTGCTCTGTCGGTTGAAGTAGTACTTTTTAAGATTTTAACTTGAATACGTGCGCCGTTTTCTGGTGCTTCATCAAAGTTAACAATGTGACCATCAACTAATGTATAGCTGTAAAACGGTTCTTGTTGAATACCATCAACACTGACTACTAAGTTTTGTACACTTCCAACACTGGTAATGATATCAAAATCAAATGCTGTCCCTGTACCTGAAAACAATCTTGTTATAACAGTTAATGCTTGTGTCTGTGTTCTAAATTGTCCAAGGCTAGCATCATAGGAGATAACCTGTCCATCAGTTGGTGTAGCACTTTGTACATCAACTAATTTATCTAACGTTATGTTGTTAAGTTCATTATCAACATATTCTTTGCTTGTAAGTGTTTGCCAATTGCTACCATCAAAATATTCTGTAGTGGTATCGTTTGTGGCAAATCTAATATAGCCGCCAACATTAATTGACGGACGATCTAACGAACCACCTGCAGGAAGTTTTAGGGCTCCTGTGCCTTCAATTTTAAGAACACCAGATTCTGGTGTCAATGATTCCTGCGAGTGATTTGTGTTAATTGACATTAACTTTTTCCTGCAATCTTCTCTTGACTACGTCCATAAGCCGCTAAACCTAGAACAGCACCCATTGCAATATGGTATAATCCTGCGCCTTGTAAGGTCAGTGGGCTCCACTGGCTGGTTACTTGGCCTCCTTGTACTGCTTGTAGCACTGACCACAATACAGGAAAGATTACAAAGTCAGTGGCACATGTTATCATGTAGATGAACGCCATCATTGGGCGCCATTTACTGTTAATAAAGTCACCAAACTTGTCGTTTGTTTCTAATGTGTTTGTAGCGCCCATTACTGCTACTTGTGCAGCGGCGTCAGCCACTGCTTTTGTTTTTGCGGCTTCATCAGCACTTGACCATCCGCCTGCGGCAACACGAGCATCGACATTCATTTGAACCTGCGGGCTCATTGGTGCGTTCGCGCCAGTATCATCATAATCTTCTAATTTTGGCATTTTGAGTCTCCTATGAAACTATTTACCTGAGGCTCAAGATTTTGATTTAAAGAAGGCCTGTAACTTATTAGAAACTTCTGACGCAAAGTCATTTCCAGCTTCTACTTCTTTCCACTTGCCAATTGGACAAGATGTATTTGCTATTGTGACTTTCAGATTAACTAAGCATCCGCATTGCCGGCATTGTTTTGTACTCCGTTTATAGTACTCACACTTTTGACAATGACCAGCTCGTTCTAGACGAATTTGCATACTTGTAAACATAGAATTACTTACCCATTGGAAAAGGGCCCGAAGGCCCTTTTCTCAGTTAAACTTAACTAATCTTGTTAGATTAGATGAAGCTTAATGCAGTTGCGTCGATAGCAATTGTGTTAACGTAGTCGGCAGCGTTACCTAAAGAAGACGCTGTGTTTGACAACTCAACATAACCGTAACGTGTCATGAATGACACTGTTGGTTCAAAAGTTGCTGGATCAAGAACAACACCAGAGCTCATCAATGGAATGTATGGGCAATAGAATGCTGGAGCGTCCATTTCGTTAGCGCCTTTGTAACCAACAAGTACAGGAGCAGCATCGCCAGCGTAATGGTTAACATATACGCGAACTGAACTGTTTAATGTACCAACAAACTTGGTGTTTGTAGGAGCTTCGAATGTACCTTCTGTTGTACGAGCAAATGCGCTAGTAGTAGCAGACTGAAGAATTGTCAATGCTGTTGGAGAAACTACAATGTAGTTACCAGCACCACGACGTGTACGGCTAGCGATGTCGTTAGCAGCACGGTTGATCAATACTGCAAGAGCAGCGTGTTGGTCACCAACGAAGTTAGCTGTACCGCTAACTGCTGATTGATCGTATGTACCATAAGCAGTACCTGCCAAGTTAATCAATGAACCGATAACTTCTTGGTCGATTTCAGCTGTGATTTCTTGTGCAAGTGCAGCCATGATTTCTGCTTCAACGTCAACACCGTGAATGGCTTGTGCGTCTTGAGCAGCTTCAAATGTCCAACGAGCTGACAACTTACGTGATTTAGCTTCAACAGTCTCTTTCAAGATCTGGATGTTCATTTTCTTACCGCCTTGACCTTCAAGAGCAGATGTAGATGCACCAACACCAGCAGCAGAACCGGAGTACTGTTGAGCAATCTTGAATGGGCTTAGTGCTTCATCATTTGCTGTAACTGCACCACCAACAACATCACCAGCGGCGCCACCAGTGCGTTCAGCTTGAGTTTCAGCATAACGTACACGTAAAGTGTGGATCTGAGAAACTGGGCCTTGCATTGGTTGAACACCAACTAATTCGTTAGCGATAGTTGTAGGCATAACACGACGGATAACAGGCAAAATAACCTTGTTAAGAACGCTGATGTTACCAGAAGCTGTACCACCAGCAGTGGCTGTTTCTGTCAAGTAACGCTTTGTGTTTTCTAAACACACTTCCATTGTAGTCTTACGCTGACCAGTTAGACCTTCTGTAAGGGCTTCCTTAGTAGCTGACCAATTTTTAGCTTCAAATAGAGCTTGTGACATAATATGTCTCCTAATTAATTCTTAAATACCAGCGAGTTTACGTAGTTGACGAATAGTTTCGTCAGCTTCGGCTGGGGTGGCAACGATCTCAACTTGAGATTTGTTACCAGTAATCACAGTCTTCTGCGATTGTTGTCCTTCAACTAATTGTTTCTTCTCTCGACGAACTTCTTCGTTTAGGACGGATGGCAAGTATTTCTGGAATGCATCTTTTAGCTTAGACGTATCTGTGCTTTCTAATAGCTCTTCCATAATGCCACGCTTGTCTTTTGACAATGGTGAGCATAACTCTTGCAGTACGCGAACTCGCTGTGCTTGATCTTCCGCAATGCGCTGACGACGAAGCGACTCGCTAATAACTGTTTCTTTTTGTGTTAGTGTTTTGTTAGCCTCTGATAGTTGATTTTGAATTTGAATAATTTGTTTGTTTAATTGATTGACGGCAGTGCCATCTGCAAACTTGCTTGCCATGAATTCTGTGGCAAACGCTTCCATGATCTTACGACCAAAGTTGTTTTCCTTAGCTTCACGGATATCTGTTTTCAATTGTGTCATTTCTTTCTTGAAAGATTCAGTTACTAAGGCGTTGACCTTTTCGCTTGCTTTCTTAATAAAAGCTGACTTTGTTTCGTTGATTGCTTTGCGACCTTCTGTTACTAATTTAACGCGAGCATTAACTAGTTTCTTGTGGTCTTCGTGCAATTCGCTTAGTTCACCTGTTAATTTGCGTAAAGCAAATTCTTCAAGTTGACCAATTGCTACTTTAGATGCAGTACGATCTGAACGAAGTTCACCAATCTCTTTTGCAAGAGTTTCTGTTACAAGTTTTTGTAACAAAGCGGCATGTTCTTTCATATTTGTAGCATACTTTGTACGCTGTGCTACTGCTTCTTCGCGCAATGCTTTTAATTCTGTTGCACCTGCAGAAATTGTATCCTGCATTAACTTATCCATTGCTTCGATAAGTTGGCCTTTGTCGTGTCCATAACGTGTAGCGAACTCTTCACGTAGTTCAGCTGTTACTTCTTCGCGACTTTCAGCTAAGTGTTTTTCCCAAGCGGTGTTGATATTATCGCGCACCTCTTCGGAAAGAACTACTTGACCGAGCATTTCTGTAAACTTACTCATAGTAATCTCCTCAGACTTTCTTTAAACTTGAAATGAAATTAGATATTTCTTTTTCAAGATGTTTTTGTGCGGACCTATCGTAGGTCGCCGCATAGGCCGTATCCATTAGAGCGGCACGTCTACGACTGCCCATTACTCGTTCATAAATTGCTGTAGGGTAGGCATCTGGAGCACTAGGTTGTGCTACAACGTCAACTGTCACGATTTCAAAATCGCTAACGTTTCCAGATTCATTTACGTTTCCGGATCCGCGACTGCTAACACCTAACTTAACACCACTTTCAAGTAATGTTTTGATAATATTTCCCATAGGGGTTGGAATAAGTTTTAACTTACCAAAACCGTTTGCGCCTTCCATCCACATCTCAGTAACCATGTGACTTACTCGGTCAATGTTTACTTGAAGATCATCTGGATGGTCAGCTTCACCTAATACTGAGAAACCTTTTTCTAGTCTAGACTTTATGCTCTCTACAGCACGGGAAATTTCATTAACACCGTAAGTACGACCGTTATGGTTTTCCTTACCGCCTTGGATGAAAATTCCTTTCATGTAGAGATCCTTACCGCCACTGGCTGTGTCTTTAGACTCAAGCACCATTTGTGCTTGATCAAAGCTTAAATTTTCACGGAGTGGCTGTAGGTTCATAATGATTAACCCTTGTTAGAAACTTTAGAGAAAGCTGGCTTAGTTGTACCACCCATGTCTTGTGCTTTTGGAGCACTAGCTGGACGTGTACCGCTAACTGTACCTTCTGCGGCACCACCAGCAAAGTTAACTGCTGGACGGGCACCTACTGGGTTCTTACCGGCAACTGGACTACGCTTTTGGTCAGCTTTGTCGCTGTTGTCAGGATTACTAACTTTTGTCAATTCTGCTGATTCTTCGATACTTTCTGGCATTTCTTCACCAGCTTCTTCACCAGCTGCAAATTCGTCAGTAGTTTCAACTTCTTCACCTGAAACCATCTCTTCAAATTCTGCTTTTAATTTTGCCAATGCAGACTCAACGTCCATCATTGCATCTGCTACGTCAGCAGCGTCAGCGTCAACTGGCATTGCTTCTTCGGCACCCAAGTCGGCACCTAAATCATCTGTAGCTTCTTCGTCGCCCATTTCAGGAGCAACTTCTTCATCACCTTCTTCAGTTAAGTCTGATTCAACTTCATCAACTGCGGTTGTGATTGCATTCAATTCTTCGTCTTCGAAGTTAATATCATCGGCCATGATGTCTTCATAGACTTGGCGGCCAATGCCAACATAATAATCATGTAACAATGCAGAGGCTTTGCCCTCTTCTTTATTAAGAAGGTGGTCCAATGCTTGTTCAAGAACTGTTTTTCTCATTTTTTTGTCTCCTTGCGCTAAGGGGCACATTAGATTTGTGCTTTACCAATAACTACTTACAGAAGGCGCATTCAAATAGTACGGAAATGGTAGAAAAACCGCGTTTTTTAACTAACTTTAATGAAAAAAAATCCGCATCAAGTGCGGATTTTATTTTCTTTTATACAGCAGGGGGTCTTGCGTACATCTTTTTAACAAATTCAAGTCTTTGCTTGTTTTCATAATCACGTAAATCTCTTACCTTTCGTAATCTGTTTACATGCTCAAGTGTTAAACGCTTTCTACGCATATCCCCGTAGAAAGCTACCTCAGGATCAATTTCCTCTTCAATTTCATTTTGCTGGTTAATTAAATCATTAAATCTCATAACATTACTTATTCAATTTTATAATTACGCCGGAGGCGTAGCCGTTGGTGCTGGTGCTGCTCCAAGTGGTTCAGCTGGAGCTTCAATGCCTCCTAGCTCACCTTCTGGTGGGGCCAATTCTGCGCCAAGGCCTGCTGAAAGATCTAAGTCGCTTTCGCCTGGACCTTTAAGGCC